CCTCTTTTGCTACCCTTGGCCTTTTTCCTGCCACATTTCTCAAACCCACCACCTTTTTTAGGTGCTGATATATCAACCCATTTTTCTTTCTTGAACCACTTAGTAAGTCCGCCTTTTGGTTTAGCCATTATGCCTTACCAGTTCTATATTTACCGCCTCTTTTCTTGTAGGTTCTGACCAAATACCCATTTGCATATGCTGATGGGTAAACATCAAACTTGCGTTTAGTTTCTGCCTTTACCTGTGCGTATAATTTTGGGTTTGTCGGTATTGACTTTGTTTTTTTTGCTGATGATTTTTTCTTTTTTACTGCCATGAATTTTCTCTATGATAAATTGTTTTTCTTTTTCAAGTTCATCTCTGACTTCACAAAATGCCGACTTCCTACACATTTTGGGAGTGACACAGCCATTGCATAGCTTCATCTCCAAGATAGGCACACCCTGCCTTGGCCTGCGGTACGTCTTTATTACAAACATTATTTTTTCTTATTTTTTTCTTCTGGTGTTTCCCAAAAGTATTCGTCAGTATCACCAAGCCTGCCCCAGTCATTGCCATTTTCAACCTGATAAAACTCTGTTGATACTTTAAAATCTGGCTTTAGTGGCTCCTGAGGTGTTAGTGAATTATCGTATAATCTCATTCTATTATTTGGATACAGGCCATATTGACCATTTTCCAATTCAATCAAATTATGGCTTTTATGCTCGGATGGCTGTTCACTTGTAGACCAGTCAACTTCATCAGAATTAATATGATAGTTATCCAAGGTGGCCACATAATAACCCCTCATTAATCCAAAGTTTCTAGTAAAAACTTCTACATCCATTGAGCCAATAAACTGTTTATGTATGGCTATAACTCCATAATCCATACAATTCCAAAACTGTAAGTTTGGTAAATCCAGATCAGGATCAGGTGTTTTTGGTTCTGTTACAAATGCCGAGATTGGTAGCTTATCAAACAATGCCCCATACTCTGGCAAATATGTCTCAAAATAAAAGGCTCTTCCTGCCAATGATTTAGCTGATACCCAGACACCTTTTACAAACTCACCATGCCCATCTTCATGATCACGCAAATATTCTTTTCTTACATAAACCTGTGTTGCAGGCAAGTTACAAACTAAACTAGCCAAGGTTCAGACCCCACCACACATCTGCTGTCCATAAGTACATAATCACAGGTTAGTTCTTCTCCACTTTTAATATTTCTCGATGCCCTGCCATATTCATCAACATTTGGGTTTGTGTCATGGTTCATGAAAGGCTCATGTCCAAATGGCAGTACATATTTGTAATTTTCACCATATTCGTATTCATATGTCATATTCTGCACATAATGTTTTTGTGCATCTGGCATATGATCAATATAAGTTTTTTCAAAAATCAAATCGTAATCAGGGTCAAATATTGTAACAAAATCACCCTGTTTTATATCCTGATCAGCAATTACAGTGATACCCTTGACTTCATCCCAACCAAGTCTGGTTTTGACATTTAACATTATGTCAGTAGGCCATACGACCTTAGTTGTTCTGGGGTTGCCCCTGTAAGCGATTGGATGTTTCTACGAAATCCTTCGGATACAGGTGTTCTGTTACTAGTTTGTACCTGCCCCTGATTGAATCTGGTGTTACCTTGTCCACCTGATTGTTGTTTTCTTCCAACAGATCCTGTAGTTGATTGTTCATAGATATTCTCTGCTGTACCGATAGTGTCCTTAGTGTTTCTATTCCTAAAACCTTGAGAACCTTCCTCGAGAAATCTTCGTGTAGCATTTTTTCTGACTGCATTTAGACCTTGCCATTTCATTATCACCAGATCTGGAAATCCAAATTTTTCATTCCATCCCTGCGTTCTCCATTGTGCCAATAACCTGCGGTATTTTTGCTCACTACCACCAAATTCTGGCTCTCTTACATATTTAGGATCAAATTTTACAGTTCCAAGTTTCTTAAAACCAAATTCTGCATAATAACTTGGTAAAAACCCTTCTGGATAGTCTTTTGATCTTACAGCATATGCATCGAGGACAGTAGCACCATTCTCAATTCCCTTCAAGACCGAACTTGGAACAGATACACCTTTTGATGCATATCCAAATTCATTATTCATAACACCAACTATAGCAGTTTCATTTTTTGTTAACTCTGGATGCGTAAATCCATAGTCTGCCTCATAGTCAGTATTCTTCTTTAATCCAAAATAGACTTTACCGCCTGTTTTAGCATCACCTAAGCCATAAAAGACAAGTGAACCATCTTTTGCACCCTGCTGTATTTCCTTCAAGCTATACTTGCTTAAACTCTCAGAAAGTATGTTATCTTCAAAACCATCAACTATTTCTATTGGCTTTAATCCACCTTGATTCACTGGAGTTTGTGTTGTTCTCCAATTTGAATTTACAGTGTCACTCAATAATTGTGCGTGACGAGCAGAATTTATACTGCCAACTTTTTTTGTTGCCATTCCCTTGGCAATTTCTGGTGTAATCTCCTGCACAACATTAGACATTGTAAATGCCCTTGGATCAGATCCTTTTGGTGAGCCTGCCATCCTTCTTGCAGTAAAAAAATCAGGAAAAATTGTCTCAGCAGGTACTGGAACCTCAAATTTTGCTACTGGCCTACCTAAAACAGCATAATCATAACTTAAATGCGGAACACCACCAATGTCAGCTATTTTTACTGGATTTGCACCCTTTTGCAACTCCAATAATATCAAACTATCCATTGGATTAGTGCCTGCCTCAAGAGGATTTATTGTTTGCTGTAATATCCTATTGATGTTTGGTGTACCCAGATCTCTTGCCCTTCTGGTATTCAATGCCTGTGCAAAATTATTTGCAGTCTCAAAATCCAGACTATCCAAATATTTTATAAGATCAGGAGACTGAAAACCTACAAAATCTTTTAATTTTTCTGCACCCTTTTTAGTTTGCCCTATAGATCTAACTAAATTATCCAGTTTTACAACATCATCTGGCTTTATGTATCCCTGATCAATAAATGACTTGGTCTGAAGGCCTAAAATCCTTCTCATATTTTTATTTGATACCTGAGAAGGTAATTTGCCTACAGTTTGTGGGTTCATAGCTGTTACAACAGCATAATCAGCACCCCTAGATGTTTGTTGTTTAACCTGACCTTTTCCTAAATTAGCAAAAGCCAATCCTTTCTCAACACTACTACGCATCAATGGAAAATCAGATCCACCCTGCAATGGTACTGGATCTATAGGTGCATCATCAATGCCCCTGTAAAAAGAACCGCCTTTCATCAAATCAGCAGGAAATGGTGTTATTCTCTTTCCAACTAGCTGATTAATAGGAAATCCTTCACTACCAACAGTTGGTAGATCTACAACTAAATCCAGATCTCTTTGCGTAATGTTTCTTGGAATATTGGTGGCCTTAGACCCCATATTTAAACCAGATACAAATGGACTTCCGCCTGTAGCAAATTCACCTGCTGTAATTAATCCATAAATATCCCTAGTTAATCTAGGATTATCGGATAAAGACCCAATACCAGTGGCTACACCTCTTTTGCCAGTTTCATAAGTTCTACCCAGTAAATCAAATGCATCTATAAAAGGCTGTGTTACTGCCCTGTTAAACAACCCAAATGTTTTGTCTTGGAATATACTTGGATATTCTTGAAATAAACTTGTTGATAAATTTGGTGCATAAAATGGTGCTGTTATATTATTTTGTTGCATTACCATTTCACCTTATGCGACCAATATTTGGCACTTAACTTATCATTCGTCTTGCCATGCCTTGCATAGTAAGACTTTCGCCTCATTTTATCCTTTTTTGTCTTAGGATTTTTTCCTGCACCAGTTACACCCTGCTGACCAAACCTAATGGTCTTAATCTTGTCACCATCCTTGGCAACAACTACATGGCTCTTTGTTGGGTGATTTGGTGTCCTTTTGGCCTGATTATACCTATCCAGACCTAATTTGGTTAATCTTGGGTCTTTTTTGCTCATTAGACCCCAACTTTTCTTAATGCCCTTTTATGTGCCATTCCAAACGTCATTCCATCTCTCATGTCTTTTCTCATACTGGCCATATGCCTCTTTGAATGATGTACTGAATGATTTTTAAGTGCTGTGATTTGTCTTTGCGTAAGTTTCTTAACAGCCTTTTTCTTTTTCATAACTTTTGCCATAATCTCTCCTACACAATCCAAGATGTATCAGGCCTAAAAACCTTCCTGCTATTCCACCTGCCATATGAACCGGATGCCAAGGCTCCCTGATCAGCAAATGTCAAAACAAAACTATCCGCAACGTCAGGAGATCTCTGACCTCTGCGTTTCATCTCATCCTTACTCTCAATCTTTAATTTACCAGTAGATAAATATTTATATCGAATACTGGTTAACTCCTGTATCAAGGCATCGTCTTGGGGTATCTTTACATCCCTGCCTTCAAACCATTCCCTCGCATTCCAGAATAACTCATCTCTTAACCTGCCAAACTTGTCCTTCAAACTGGCACTCTCAGAAACCGCAATCGATACCGCAGGTAAATCCAACTCCTTTAACCTGTCAGCCAAACCTGCACCAATACCAATCGCATCAATGTAAATAGCCTCAGGCCTGTCAGAATACCTTACCGCCTCATACTCGGTTAAGATAATCCCTGCCATTTCCATAATATCCTTGCCAGAATAAGTCTTAATTGGCTCCAGTAACTCCTGACCTCTTCTTTTGGCCAAGGCCGACCTGTCAGAGCCATACCTTGCAACATCAACACCCCAAACAACAGGTGTCGTAGGTGAGGCCTCAACATCCCTCGTTACCGCTGTTTCCAGTAAATGCATTGGCAATAATACATCATCCGACTGGTTCGGAAATTCGCCTGCAACCCTGACCCTCCAGATATTACTATCCTCAGAATACTTAGTCCGCATATCTTCCAAAAACTGCTCAGAGACATATTCACTCTCTAAACAGCTTACCTTCATCGTAAACCACCTATGCCTCATACTATGGAAGGCCTCGTAGAAGTACCCATCCGACCTTGTAGGATTTCCACACATGACAACCTTTGCACCACTCGTACTGAGGCTACCTTCAGCTACTTGAAATATAATGTCTGGAATACCAGAGGCCTCTTCACAAATAAAAAGCATATTTTCTGAATGAAAACCTTGCAGACTTTCTGGCGATTCACGTCTCGAAACTCTACAAACAGCATAGCTGTCTTTTGCCCCATGAAGAGATATCTTGTCAGATTTAATATCTAGCTGACTTTTAAATCCTTCTGGTAACTGCCTGTACCATTTATCCAGTTCAGTCCACAAAACATCCTGCAATTGGTGCTGAGTGTTTCCAGTAATGGCTATCTTGCATGGATAATGTGTTAACATCCACCATAATATTAACCATGACTGAAAAGCGGTCTTACCAACTCCATGTCCAGACCTTATCGCAACTTTATCATTATTTTTGATGCCCAGTAATGCCTCTTTTTGCCACTTCTGGGGGGTGGCCTTCAATACCTTTTCTACAAATAAAACTGGATCATTCCGCAGTTTTAATAATGTTTCTGTTGCTTTATCCATTCCCACCCTATCCCCTGCGATGGTAGGGGAGAAAACCCATTGCAGTTCCTTGTATTTGGTTGGGTTGATATATATATATTTCTATCTGCCCCCCATGCTCGATCAAGGGGGGGTCAAAAGCAAAATCTCCTAAAAATCCTACCCTTTATACCAACCACTGTACCAACCACAAATACTAAATGTAATTAAATCAATGACTTAACCTGCATAATCGTCAGGTAAGTGATGTAACGACCTATTGAATTGTCTTGTTTTTTTCTGATTCCTCGTGCGTGCGTAGTGCGTTACTTGTTGTACTATCTACTATCCCACTTATCTCCTTCAACGCATCCACATAGCTAGTCTCATGCTTGACTTCCATCTTATGCACATCACCATATTTCTTAGGTGCTAACTTAACAGCAGTCCACTTCAAACCTTCTATTGCAACTCTTCCTGCATTAGGATCAAGACTTCCATCTACAACCCTATCAACCAATTCAATAATCTTATCGGCCATAACCTGACCTCTATTTTCCATAGCCAATGAATACTTCAATGCAAATGCATTATCTTCATTTAACTTATTTGAAACTATTCTCCAAGAAGGCATATCCTTATCATTACTACATATGTCTCTAGCTGACCTACCTTCACCAATTCTTTTTAAGAACTCGTTCCATTTTTCATCATTCATTCTTGGCATTTTTTCACCTAATAAAAAGGGCATCTAGCGAGGTGATAGATACCCTTGGCAATTTTTTTTCATAAAGAAAACTATAATGGAAAACCCTAATTAAAATAAATAGGTTCGATCACTAATGAAGATACTGAGATCAGCAACAGTCCTCAACGAATTATTCTAACTAATGGGCAATTCTCCATTATTTTTAAACCTTTGCATTCAAATTCCCCCTATGTCAACAAAATAATTTGCTTTTTCTTATTTTATGCCTAATATATGCCTATAAGTAATATTATAGAGGAGTTAATATGTTAGAACACATTTTAAATATAATATGCATACCACTGCTTTTTATCTATGCATATACAGCCTTGGTAGCCTTCACATGAGTTTAGTTTTAACAGTAGATGATTTAGCAACTGTTCGTAAATGGCACTTGTTCAATCAAACAGCCAATGAGGCATTTCTAAAACTTGAATCTGAAAAAGAAAGTCCTTGCCTCAAAAAGGTACAGCACTTTAAAGGCAGGATTAGGCAACATAGAAGGGAGATTGAAGAAGTAGATTTCCACATGGATAAAAGAGCAAAATGGGATGATGAGGTACGCAGTAAAAGACTAAAGGCTTAACTGTTTAAAGGCATCAGCTAAGTCATCCAGACTTATCCTGAACAATTCCGCAGAGGCTTTTACGTTTCTGCGGTTTTTTTCTGCCCATTCCTTGGCACTCAAATTAAAACAAACTACATCCTGACAAATACTAAATGAGTTCTTACCCATTAATGAACGTAGCTTATTGTAGTCACTAAATGCACCTTCATCGAGATTTAAGCCTTTCTCAGCACCTTTTTGTATCGGTTCCTTAGTAAATGTCATTGTAACCTTTTGATGCCTTCCTGCCCTTCTAAAAAGGCTAAGTAGTTTTTGTGCAGTCAAATGTTGTGAATAATCGATAATGCCTTTCTTGTAATAGGTATCTATCCATAGTTGATTGGTGACGTACATCCTGCGTTCACCTGCTTTTTCAGTCTGCTTTTCTTCAACATCAAACTTATCCAGAAACTCAGGTGTTGGTAAAACTCGTTCTGTTTTTGGTGTTTGTTGTTTCTTCTTTTTCATCTAACCCCAAAATACTCTAGTATCTGATCTGCTGTAGCTTTCTTTTTCGTATGACTAAAAACAATTACTCCTTCCCTAAAGGCCTTTTCATATTCCTTCCTTATCTCCTGATAATCCAAACCGCCCCAACCTGCTACTCCATGAGTTGCCTTGTATATCTTTTGAAAATTACTTTCCATCAATGCTAATGCCGGATCACTTAACTCCCTCGGCTTTTTAGCTTTCTTGAATTTCTCAGCTATGTTCTTGGCGGTCGCATTTAAATACTCAACCAGATTATGTTTGGCATCTTTCTGACAATGTAGGAAAACTTTGTGTAAATCATCACAGGCCTTTTCCCTGTTCTCTGTCTTATTATCGGATGCAACATTAATTAATTTAGCTAAAACTGTTCTATGATTTTTGACACTAGGTGCATTCTTCTGAAACCACTTCAAATGATACTTCCATAACCACTGAGTAGAACTTAAAATTTCATTTTCAGTGCCTTTAACTACTATATTAGAAGATATATTAGTTAAAGGAATTATATTATCTGATATTATATTATTATCTAATATATGTTCGGGCGACAAGGGTGTCGCATCCAAATCTGGAAGAGACACAGGTGTCGCATCCATTTTTAATGCAGGTATGACATATTTATTCACCTTGTTTGGTGACTTAATTACCTGCAAATAACCCTGCTCAACGAGGCTTTTTATGTGCCTTTGAATTGTCTTTGTTGAAGATAAAATTTGATCGGCAATCCTGTCCTGAGATGGGTAAGCATATCCCAGACTATCATTGTAGTGATCACATATCCGCATCAATATAGACCAGTCAGTTTGATCCTTAATTTTCTGTTTCATACACCATGCAATCGCATTCATGCTCATTTATTTTTGCTCCTCAATCTTGTTTTTAGGCTTTGCTCCTTCAGCAATGTAATAAAATCATCCAAATCTAATATCGCTAAGGCCTTCTTATTATCGGCTTTAATGATTAAAACCTCATGATCTTCTTTCCATTTATAAATTTTTTTGAAACCATCCGCCCTAGCTTTGACCTCGGCTTCCCACTTCTCACCGCCTTTTTTATTGAATATCAAGTCACCTTTGATACTGGCTCCACCACTAAGGGGAACCCTAATGCATTCCATATTTTCATGTGTAAGAATTTGTTTCCTGAGGTTATTCTCAACCCTGTAACCCTTATCTCTGGAAAACTTACCCATCACATCCAGTCCTTTAAATTGACTTCGCCTTTTGATAGCTTGTAAATCTGAATCATATGCTTGCCTGAAGGTAAAGATTTCTTGTAAAGCCATTTATTTATGGATGACTGGTTCACATTTAAAATTTTCGCTAAGTCAACCTGCCTAATGCCTTCAGACACCATATATGCCCTAAGTTTCATATGTAATCACCAAATATAGTATGTTTATTAAATGTTATATAACTATTCATTATAGGCATATTTTATGCATTTTATATTAATATATGTCAAATAAAATTATTGATTAACATGATCATTTTTTTATGCTTGCTTTTTACTTGTAGGCATATATTCTCTTTAGAATTATTTTAAACTTGGGGGAACACTGTAGGAATTGGATCAAGTAAAACCTGTTAGTGTTTAAACAAACAAAAGGACTTGAAATGACATATTTATTTAAATTTAAACTAACAAAAATTGTTGTTAGAATAAGCATAACCAGATTAAGCGAAATGTATTGGGATAACCCTCCTTCAGCACCTCCTGTTTCTGATTGACTGAAAATTGTAACTATTAATCAATTAGTCTCAGGGAGACAATAAAATGAAATACCCAAATAACTTGCTTACTCTTCGTAATATGAAGGGTTTACAGCAAGGTGAAGTAGCTATAGCTGTTGATATGAAACAGCCAGAATATTCTAAAATGGAAAGAGGTGAAAGACGTATTGGAGATCATCTGGAGAAACTTACCAAGTTTTTTAAGGTTGATGCATCAGCAATACAGTCTCAGGACATAAAATCAAACCAATACAAACAAAAATACACTGAAGATTTACCGCTATTTGGTATGCCAATACTCAATGGTGAGGGTGTACAAATGCATACTCAGTTTGTCAGTCATACAATTAGGCCTGATTATCTGGTTGATAACTTAAAATCCTATGCCTGTTTTATACATGGCAGTCTGCTTTCTCCAAGGTATGAGCATGGTGATCTGGTATATGTTGATCCTAATAAACAGCCTAAAGAAGGTGACTATGTTGTTGTGCAGGTAAAGCAGGGTGATCACATAACAGGCATCTTCAGAAAGCTATTACAAATTACTGATAGGCAAATGAAATTTCAGACACTACATCCTATAAAAGAAGAAGTAATTAAAAACTCTGAAATGCTTTATGTACATACGATTGTAGGTACTAGAACTAATTTTTATTAGATAAATTATAAGAATAATTTGCCTTTTTATGCCTTGTAGTATAATCTCTTCATTATTTAATGAGGAGACAATATGGCATTACCATTTTTTGAAAAGATGCGGATGGATAAGAAAAGCCTATCTGCAAGAAAAGCTAAACTTGGTGGCAGTGAGATCAATATCATTGCCTCAGGGATTAAAGAAAAAGTAAATAATTTATATCTAGAAAAGACTGATCAGAAAGAACCAGATGACTTAACACTCATATGGCCTGTCATTATGGGGCATATTACAGAAATGGTTAATCTGGAATGGACTGAGCATTATCTCCAGACAACAATCAATATGAGGCAACAAGTCATTGAAGGCAAAAAACATCCCTTCATGCGGTGTACTCTTGATGGTGTTATTGAGAATTACAAAAACAAAATTGCAGTTATTGATGCTAAATTTACACTTGGCAGGCCTACCAAAGATGAGGCTTGGGGTGACGTTATTCCAAGGTTGGTTAGGTACTATGCACCCCAACTACACTGGAATGCCTACCTATTGCAGGAATATCTGGATAAACCAGTTGAGTATGGCCTACTTAGCTTTATCAGGGGTGGTGATAAACCTATCTTGGAAGAGGTAAAGATAGATACAGGCTATCAGGAAGAACTCATTGAACTGGGCAGATACTTCATGAACTGTGTTGAATTAGGTTTTGAGCCTAATGAACTACCTACAATGACTGACTTTGTGCCAGAGGCTGACCTTGTGCCAGTTGACATGGAAAGTGATGAGAGGTGGCGGTCTTTTGCCCTGCAAATCATCCAGACCTCAGGTGCAAATAAAATTTTCAAGGAAAGTTCTGACAAAATTAAGAAGTTAGTACCACCAAATGCAAGTGAGGCCACTGGGCATGGGGTGAAAATTAAAGTGCAACGTAATGGATCAAAGAGGTTAGAAATATGCAAAGATTAGGAGAGAGTACATCACAATTAATACCTAAACCAAAGCGAAATACTGAGGTACAGGACAGTGTAAGCAATGAAAATGTATCATTGTTCCAAGCAAAAGCAACATGGATCAGGGATGCTAAAAGGTTTATAATTAAAGAATCAAAAAACCCCTTTCATAACAGTGAATATGCAAGTCTGGCATTTGTGCAAAGGGTAATTGATAATGCGGTTAATTATGACCTGATTATGCAAAATACTTTTGAGTATACCGAAAACCAGTGCATTTTTGTCAGTAAGTTGGTGCATTTACCTACTCAGGAAATGGAAATATCCAAAATTCCAATGTTACTTACCAAGAATGATCCTCAGGCTTTATCATCAGCTATCACATATTACAGAAGGCTTATATGTGCAACGATGTTGGATATTGTCACTGTAGATACACATGATGAAAAAGAGTTTTCTGATTACCTATTCGATGATGATGACGATGGTAATTCAGCAATGGACAATAAAGATGGGGATGGCTCCAAAGGAACCTCATCAAAACCTGATCCTAAAGTCTCCTCAAAAACTAAGGGATCAGGTGAAAATAAAGAACTTCCCAAATTTAAAGATGAATTTGAGAAGATTAAATGGATGGCTGATCGATGCGGAACTTTAGATAAACTCAAGGCTATGTGGCAGGAGCAAATGCCGAGTGACAAAAGGGCAATCGATTATATCAATCAAAGAAAAAAACAAATAACAGGAGAATAAAATGGAACAAGAAAAGAAACTTATTAAGTATGGTGAAGATAAGTTCACTGTATCTATCAACGAAAATAATAAAAAAACTGAGGATTGGCATTGCGACTACAATTGCAAAATTGTCCTTGGTGATGGCCAAGTCCTCTGGGCAAATCTTTACAAGAAAAGTGACACTTGGTTTGCAGGTAAAATAAAAGATCCTTTAAATGACAAAATCCCTTTCTAAAGCTGAAATATTTGATCAGGCAAAGGCCTTAACTACTGGTGACAGGATGAAGGCCTATGGCAGTGTTGATGAAAATTTCAAAAGGACTGCTGACCTCTGGAATGCATATTTTCAAGGAAGAAATATGTCAGAACAACCAATAGAATTATTTGAAGTTGGTATCTTAAATCAACTTCAGAAAATCTCTAGACTTGCACATGATCCAACTAATCCTGATTCTCATGTTGATAATGTGGGGTTTGGCGGTATTACAGGTGAACTGGCATTGAAGGTTGATAAAAAATGAATATTTGCCCCAATTGCAAAACCATGATGAAATCGACAGAATTGTATGATGTTTATCAATGTCCTGCCTGTAAACTTACAATGACTACTGATGACATTAAAAACATTTTCAACTATTGCAGTCAGTGCGGATCAAGGCTTGGCAGGGTGCAACATAAGAGACGTAGACCTTCTATTTGTTATGCCTGTAGGGGTATTAAAAGAAGTAACCCAGAATTAAGGGAATTATTTAATGAATTGCAGGCCAAAAATAGTAAAAAAACTCCTCAGGAATTAGGTGAGGATGAAAGATTTGAAGATGATCCTAGAGCCTTGAAAGAAATTGATAATGGAAGAGTTGTCAGGATACCCACCCAGATTAGTAAGGGTGGGATAGACTACGATTAATTATCTCTCTAATACTTTCTTCATCAATTGCTCGGCCTGTTTTGCATCTCTGGCCTGCTCCAAATCAACAATGGTGTAATTAGTCTCGGCAGTAGTTGAGTGCTTGCTATGCCCCATCCTAGCCTTCCTAATGTGGTCTGGAACCTCGGAGATCATGCTAGTATTGTAATACTTTCTAAAACCACCAATTCCATAATCAGGAACACCTGCTAAGTCACAAATCTTCTTGATGTTTTTTCTCATGGCATTTTGCTCAAAAGGCTTTTTACCATAGGCATTTGGAAATACCCAGAGATCAGAATAAGACTTTAATTTCCACTCCCTAAGGATGTTTATCAATCCTTCTGGCAGTCCAAGTGTCCTTATCCTGTAGAAGTTCTTTGTGTCCTGCATACCGCCCTTGTTATCGATAGTTCTTTGCACTGTAACAGTTCTACTATCAAAACTTATGTCACCCCACTGTAGGCCTTGTAATTCGTTTGCAGACAGGCCAGTAAATGCTGAAAACATTACAAAGCACTGAAGATAAGTTGTCTTTTCAACCTTAATCATTGAGGCAATATGATCATGAGAGTAACCGCCTCTTTCTCTTTCACCTCCTGTAATCTTATCTCTTTCCTTGGGATTGTTAGGATTGACCGCAATGTAACCCTTGTTGATGGCAAATTTCATAATCATGTTTAATGTACCAACACAGTGCCTGATTAGCTTTGCTGACTTCCCAGAGTTAGCTTTTGAATCAATAAAAAGGTTTATATCACCAGTAGTGATCTTTCTGATTGATTTACCGCCAAAGTAAGGCTTTAAATGCAGGTGGTAATGTCTTTGATCATTGTCAAAAGACCTTGCCCTTATACCCTTTACAGGCCTGTTAATTGACATCTTTCTGGCATCCAATGCTTTTTCAGCAATGTCCTCAAAGTATGCATCTTCAACAACCTTTGCCTGACTTTTCAAAAATGTTTCTAATTGTTCTCTATCTTCTTTTAATTTCTTCTTATTAGAATTAGTTACCTTCTTAAAAATCTTAGGCCAAGTACCAGTATTTTCATCCATGACTTTGTATGAAAATTGAAATGATTTAAACTTCTTGCCTCTTCTAACACCAGAAACAGAATAGATATCAGTAATTCTATACTCAGCCATTAGTTTGCTCCCTTCAAAAACATAATTCTTCCATCAGGATGCTGAATCATAATCTGATCAACTTGCAGATTTTTGGCAACACCATGTGCTATTTCTAAAAATTTTATTGGTGGATTGGATTGATTATCTTCTAGTGCCACTTCGATCTTTTCACATGACAACCCTGTAGAATGACCTTCACATATGCCAGTTACTGGGTAATGAGTACAACCACCAAACTCAATATAAAACCTATCAATTGTATTCCTGAGCAGTATTTCTGTACTGCCCAGTTTGGTTTCATGTGGGATAATTATAAATGCTAGTTTCATTAGTTTTCTCCCAAAAGTTTAGATAAGTGTCTTGAAATAAAGCTATCTAATCTTTTAAGACTAGATGACCAATGAATATCTCTCATGGGATATACTTGCTCTACACTCCTAGCTAATGTCCAACCCCTTGGATGACTGTTTTCTTTAACTAAAACATAACCCAAGTTTTCAAGTTCTTTTGATAAGTGGTAACCTTTTTTGTGATCTGAAATTAAACCATATTCAATATTTTCAAGTGTCATTAGTTTAACTCCTCATACCATTCGTCTGGAATATCGAGACACTCCTCACACTCGGTACAATATTCGTACTCTAATGCATCTGATTTTGATATTTCGTGACCACACTCATCACATTTTATTGATTTAATTTTTTCCATGATTTTGTCTCCTCAAAACGTTATATAACTAATTTAGGCATTATATGCCTATAAGTCAAGAATATATGCGAAAAAAAATGGAATAAACCTGACGACTGGTTGGTACGATGGTTGGTATAACCAAACCCTTATCAGGCTTAAAACGCAAAAAAACCCCAAAAACCGAAGTCTTTGAGGGTGATCTAAGTCATTGATTTTATTGATATAGTTGGTTGCGGGGGTAGGATTTGAACCTACGACCTTCAGGTTATGAGCCTGACTCTTTTCCGCAGAACTCTGCCAATTATAAATAATGGTTGGTATAGTGGTTGGTATAATTTTTCGCACTTTCTTCTGGTTGGTATAGTGGTTGGTATACTATGGTTTTTTCAAAGTTTTTGCAACTTTTTCTCCAGACCTTCCAACAACATATCCACCAACACCTACTGTTAACAGTGTCCATAATTCGTCTGGCAGGGGTATCATTAACTTGCTACCAGTGGCCACTTCAATAAGCGGAAAAATCAAATAATTTACACTTACAATCAGTGTAATATTAAACATCAGGATTGGCCTCCAACTACTGGCAATCCAACTTTCAGACTTGGCCTCGGCAAGAATAATCTGACTTGCTGATGCCTCAATCTGCTTTGTGTTTTCTAATAATGCAAGCCTTACCTTGTTTTCAGCCTCTGCCTTTTTATCAGGGTCTGGTATGGCCTCCTTGACTATGTCACCTACAATAGGTGCTAGTGCTGATATTAATCCTATCAAATTATTCTCCCTTACTTTGATAATTACTAAATCTGCCCTCTTTTACCTTAATACATCTCCACTTTATAGCTTTCCATTTTGGCATATATACAGGAACCTGTGAGCCAATCTCCAAGGCTCTTTCCTTACATTGATCGTATGTTTCATATATCACT